TTTGGCTAAATCATTTCCATTTTTAAATTCTTTATCGTAATCACCTCTTACATACATTTTTTTTCCACCTGGTCCAAAACTACTAAGACGAAATGTTTTTTGTCCAATACTGAATACAATATCATCTAAATCTCTATCACCAGGTATTGATGATACCTCACCATCTGGCATATATAAATATTTACCTTTCATTTGAAACTTTCCTTCTGATAGTAAGTCTTTTAATTTAATCATTAAAATAGTCCGATAATCTCTTCTGCATTTGCAAATGATTTTCTTATCTGTTTATAAAATTCTTTTTCCATCTTTTGATTAAGTTTATTCATTTCACTATTAGTACCATTAAATACTAAATTAAGTGTAGCCATAGCTTTATAGAATTGAGCTAACCTATCATTTCCCATCAAACTTGATAAGTACCTTCTGTTTTCTGTATGATTGTTTCTATCTGTCATTTTTTTAATGTTCATTAGAGCCTTATCAGGTAAGTTTTTCTTTTCTGTTAATATGTCTTTTAATTTAATCATTTTTCATCGCCGTTTTAATTTTTTGTATATCTGCCATAAGTTGTTGTGGTGTCATACCAGCAGCATCAATTACTTTATACAATATAGCAGCTCTTTTCATTCTATTCAAGTTTGCACCTTTCATAGATTGAACAAATTTATCTAAGAATCTATTTACTTGTGATGGTAATTTGATTTTGTCAAAATTAACTTCATTAAGGTTTTCTTCTTTAATCATACCGGTTTCTTTACGAATTTCAGTATTTTGTTGTTTTATTAAATCTTTCATATTAATCATAGTGATGTCCTCATTCCGGTATACTTTGTAAATATTTTTCTTAACATATCATTGTATACACCTTTAAGTTTTTTTACGACTTTTCTACTTGTTCCTCTCATTTTGATAAACTCAACATCATAAGTATCTGTTGATTTCAAACTTATGATTACATGAGTTATACCTTTTGAATTTCTTCCAATTTTCATTTGTAAACCATTGTTGGTAAATCCAAGATTTTTAGCACCAGTCATAGCGATAAACTTATTACCACCTAATTGTTGTAAAATGGTTTTAGCTATATTTCTACCACTTTCTTTAATTTTTTTCTTTTTAATCAAATGAGGACCTGCTGGTTCTTCACCTAATTCACCATTCTCACCATATCCACAAGTTCCTTCATATACTTTTTTATTTTGTTGAAGGTTTTTGAATAATTTATTTTGTTTATCATCAATTGTTTTATACTTCTTTGGATTTTCATTAAAATCCACAAGAGCATAATTTAACATCTTCATCCATTTAGTATCACTATGTTTTTTACGAAAATCAGATAGCATCTTAAAAAACTTATTCTTATCTTTCTTAGCTTTTTTGTAAAAATAAAAAACATTTACTCCAGCAGAAACTTCTGTAAGTTTTCCTTCATTCATCTTAGCCAATTCTTCACGAACCATTTTCTTAATCAAGTTTCTAACTTTCATTTCTCTTTTCACCTTTTCTGGTTTTCCTTTATGTTTCGTTGAAGCAAAATCGTCAACATCATCTTTATTCATTGATTTAGCAATCTTACCAGCTCTTCCTTTTTTAGGGATGTCGCCTTTTTGCATTGCTTTAACAACACCAAAAAATCTTTGTTGAGATTTTGATGATGATGGCATTACATTAACTTTCTAAAATTTTTTTTATATTTTTTTGTGAAATCAACTATATTCTTTTTATAATTATCTAAAAAGTCAGCAGCTTCATCATTTAATCCTTTTTTTCTTAAAGTTTCATAAAAATCTAAATAAGACTTTTGTAATCCTTTTAAAGACTTGTCTATATTTTTAGCGTGTTTTTTATATTCAAAAGCTGGGCCTTCATTAATAGAATCTTTTTTATATCCAAATTCATCTTTTATAGAATTTAAAACTTCATTAACTTTAGGTTTTGGTGTTTTTTTATTTTCACTATATCCCATTAATTTTTTATAATCCATCTTATTCTCCTCTGAATATATCGTTGATTATATTTTCAATTTTACAATCGTGACAACATATACCATCTCGTGTTCCAACACCTTCGTGTAACTTACCTTCATTTGTAGGTGATAAGAAAGCTCCGTGTGTTGATGGATTTGATACGAAATCAAATGCAATTAATTCAAAGTCAGGTTGAACTTCAACAGTATCATCTTCGTGGATTTCTTTAACTGAACCAAGTCCTCTTGAAGAGATACCTAATTTAATTCCACTTTTAAATAATTCTTTTAATATGTTTCCAGCAGGTGTACCAAGAACTTCAACCGTTCCATTTAAATCATCACCATTCCAATGCATTTCAAGTATGTTATGAGATACATTGTTTAGATTCACCACAGACGAGTCAGGATGGTCTAATTCACCAAGAGCTCTTCTCTCCTTAATCTGTACCTCTGAATACTTTTCAGCTTCTCTCATCAAAGTTTCTTTTGGATAAACTCTTCCGTTTTGATTCTTTGCTTCAGCTCTTTGAAGAACACCTTTAACAACAAGTCTTCCATTATTGTCTTTCATAGACTCATTGATTTGTTGAGGAGAAACCTCAAATGGTATATAATCTACTATTACTTGTTTTGACATCATTGTCTCCTATTAATCTGATACTATTACAGCTGGTTCGAATCCTACAAAACCATCTGCTGAAAAATGTGTTACTACTACACAACTGTTAGCTGCTATTGTTATTGCTGTATTATCTGCAGCTGGTAAAATTTTGTCTCCACTAAATGGATAAACTTTAAGAGTCTGACCTGATACTGTATTATGAATTGTAAATGTTTGTCCGATTTTTAAAGCTGTTACACCTGGTAATCTTACACCTTTAGCACTATCAGCACCAGTAACAAATACGGTTGAACCACCCATCGCATCTATTAATGTTGCACCTGCTTGGTCACCACCAGCAGCTGCTACTGTTTGTGTACTTAATATCAATGTATCAAGATTTTCAACTCTTGTGAATGAACCAGTTGTTACAGAAGAACCACTTATCGTTCCATCAAAAGCTAAATCACCATCAAAATTTACATTTCCTGTTACATCTAATGTTCCACTCGCACTTATGTTTCCACTTGCAGTTATGTGTCCAGTTACATCTATACCACCGGCTTCTGTTTCTAATTTTTTAGCATTATTATGATAAAGTTCCACACCACCATCTTTAATAGCCTTTATCATATCCTCATTTGTAGAAGTGGCTTGTACTTTAAAATTAGTAGCTGCTCTTACGATTAAATCACCTGTACCAGTGTCAATAATAAAACTATCTGAACCATTATGAGATATTTGTAAATCATTACCAGTACCAATTAGTATTTTTTGATTATCTAATTGATGGATTTGGCCAAATGAACCTGTTCCAGTCAATGCATTTATATTACCACTTGAACTTATGTTTCCACTTGCGGTTATTGCAGTACTAAATGTTTTGTTTCCACTAAATGTTTGGTCGGTTGTTAAATGAGCAGTATCTGAATCTAAATTTGCTGATGGTAATACACCAGTAACATCTGTTGTTAAAACAATCGCTCCTCGTGTAATTACTTGGTTACTAATTGTTATGTAATCTGGTGTTCCAGAAAGAGTTATATCACCAGTATTTGTTCCACTTAGATTAGAACCAACAACTGTTCCACTTGAACTTATGTTTCCACTTGCAGTTATATTACCAGCAATTATACCACCATTAAATGTATGAGTATCACTTGTGGCATCACCAAATGTATTTGAACCTTCTGAAAGAACTATGGATGATGTTACAATAGAAGATGTTATTGATACTGCTGTTATTGAACCAACAGTTATATCAGGAGTTCCTGATAAACCAGTAGCATTTCCTGTTACATTTCCAACAAAACCACCACTTGCACTTACTTGTCCACTTGCGGTTATATTATTAAATATAACATTATTAGCTGCTCCGACTCCTATTGAAGTTCTTAAAGTAGCTCCGCTCTCTATTGCTGGGTCTGTTGTACCATCACCTACTAACATTTGTCCATCTGTTAAGACAGCAGTTGCTTGTATAGCTCCAGTGCCATTTCCTAATAGAATACCACCATCTGTAAATGTACCAGCACCTGTTCCACCATCAACAACAGCTAAGTCCGTAATACCATTTATAGTTCCACCATTTATATCGACTGTTGTAATTGCTCCTAAGTCAGCAACTGTGTTTCCTGCATTTGTCCAATTTCCTTGAATACTATCAATATCTATAGTAGATGTATCCACTCTTCCAAATGAACCAGTTGAAGTTGAACTACCACTAATGTTCCCACCAACTGTTAAATCATCTGTTAAACTAAAGTCATCACTAATTACTAACCCTTCAGCGGTTATGATTCCACTTGAACTTATATTACCACTTGCGGTTATATGAGAAAGTGTGTTAATTCCACCACCAATTTTTATTGTAGCAGTTGAAGAACCACTTAAAGTTGTAAAATCTCTTATAACTCCAGTGGTTGTTGAACCTGAAGCTATTGATAAATCAATTTCATTACCTGTATGTGCACTTGTAAAATCAGCCATTGATAACTTTCATCGACTCGTTAATTTGTTGTAAGGACATTACAATCCTCCTGTGCTTAAAGCACTTTTATATACAAAATTTATACTACTACTCATAGCATTACTACAACTAAAAGCTGTTGGATGAATATCCAATCTAGTTCCTATTAAAGGTAATCCATAACTAACATATTTTGATGCACTAGTTAATACTGTAGCACCATTACTACCAACATCAACTGCAAAAGATGCTGATGATTTAAAATAAAACTTTAATTCATCATCAGCTGGTATAGTTTTTGCGACATAAACATAATGTGGTGTTTTTATAAGTTTACCCGCTTGCAATGTACCAACTCTATCACGAGCATTATCAGGTAGAGGACCTGGTACTTGTTTTGTTGAATCATTTGGGTCTTTTATATATCTTGACATTTATTATCTCCTATTTCCAAGCTGTTCGTTTTAACCATATATCTCTTAATATATCGCCAACGACATTTCTTATTAATTTTGTTATTTGTTCTAAATCTTTTTTATCAACCGCTTCACTTACAAACTTGTATCCAGTTTGTTTTTCTAAATTTTTTTTCTTCTTCTTTTTCATCTTACCAAAAGCAAATGGTGTGGAATATCCATCTACACCAGCAGTTGTTGATATTTCTTCTAAACCCTCTTCGTCTAAAAGTTCAAGAGTTAATTTTTTAATTAATTCTTTAAATAACTTTCTGTTTTTTATTTCCACTTTTTTTAACTTCCTTTACGAGTTCTAAATATCTCATTGTTTGAATAACATATTCATCCTTAACAACATCTGATTTATCATTAAGTCCACAGAATTTGTTAATTGATTTTATAGCTTCTGACATTTTAATTTTTACAACTTTATCTTGTAAGTTTTTAGAATGTGTTGTTAAATCTTCTTTTAATCCTTTGACTATTTCCCTTAAAGTATCTTTTAATGAATTAGTATTAGATACATTGTTAATATACTCTCTAAGTAGATTCTTTTGGTCTTTACTTAATTTTGTATATTTTTGATTAAATTTTTCTAAAAGAGTTTTATATGTAAGGATTCTTAAATCTTCGTCATCTGGTAAAGTAGTAACAGTTTCTGATAACTTAATTGATGTATCATCAGTTGTCACATGTTCAACAATATTAAAAAATGATTCTGTTTTTTGGTCTGGTGATAAAGATTTGTTATATTCGAATAATGTAAATATAGATGCGTAAGTTTTATAATTTGGAACTTTTGAAGACATAAATTTTTGAATATTATAATTAGATTGAATTTCTTTTATAAGATTGTATCTTTCTCTTCGTAATGTAGAATTATTTAAATCACTTCTAGCTTTCATAACTTCATTAATGAAGTAGTCTGCCTTTGTATCTGACTTGAATTTCTTTGTGATTAAAATATTATACAAAGCTAATTCTTTACCTAACTCTGTGTTTTCGTTAAATTTTTCTTTAACTATTTGTACCGCGTGTCCATTGTCTTTATTTAGCACATCAGATGTAATCTGTCTAAGCAAAAATTCAAACAACAAACCCGTGTTGCGGATTTTATTATGTTTAACTTTACGCATTGTCGAGTCCCCATTTTTTTTGGATACTATATATGTAATTATTCATATATAAATATAATGTTTTTTGTAAATAAACCAATTTTATTCCTCTTCATCTAAAATAATTTCTTCATTCAACATAGATTTATCTAAATCTTTTCCAAATTTATTTTTTAATTGATTTAATAATCCTTCTCGTGCAACTATTGTCCCACCCTTTGATGTAGCCAATGGAGAACCACCTTTAAACTCTCGTTTACCATATCGTTCTCTTTCGTACTTCGTTGCATCTTTTATGTCTTTGGCTGAATATTCATTACCAAATTCTTTCTTACCAGTTCCACTTCTTCTATCTCCACCGTGTTCACCACCTTGTTCTTCCATATCATCAGTTGGTTCTGTACCTTCTTCAGCTGGGTCAGTTCCCTCAGTTTCAATTTGTTCCATTCTAAATTGTTGTTTTCTATCTTCAATTACACCATTAAATATTTCAGATTTATCTTCATCATTTAAATCAAATATATTATCATATATCCATTGTCTTGACATCATTTTATTTTCCATTAAAGTATTTGCAATCTCTGTTTGTTGAGTCAACAACTCTAATTTCTCTTGTTGATGTATCATTGATGGATTTGTTAATTCTAATTCAAAATTAATTAATTCTGCATCTTCAAATCCCTGTGTGTATAAATGAACAATAGCTATTTTTTCAAGTTCTGCAACTAATATCTTTTGTAGTCTTTCAATTGTTCTTGCAAATCTTACATCTTCAGCAGCTAATGTAGCTTTTGAACCTACATTCTCATCATACCCAAGAAATGCTTTTGGTATTTTTAAAGCTGCCATCATTTTGTTTTTTAAATACTCCACATCCTCGATTGCACCATCGTTTCCTAAACCTGGTAAAGTGTCAATAGATGTTCCACTATCTCCACCACGAACAGGTAAGTAATAATCTTCTGTAATTGATTCCATATTATATTTTAAATTATAATCACCATCTGCATTCATCACAGGTGTTTTTTTCATCTTGCCAATGATTTGTTGCATAAAGTTATCCACTTCATTAGGTGGTATGTTTCCAATATCTACTTTAAATATTCTTTTCTCTGGTGCTCTCATCATTCTATGAATCAACATAGCATCTTCCATAAGAGTTAATTGTTTAAATACTCTTCTTGCACCCTCTAACATTGATTTACCATAAGGTAAGTAATTTGTGTCAGCTAAGTTTCTAAAGTGAGCAATTTCATAGTTCTCATAAATATTATCAGGTTTTGAAGCTCTTCTTGTTTCTGAATATTGTTGAACTTCAAATTGAACTAATTTAGGATTACTTGGGTCATGTCCTTCTATTCTATTCACTTCATATACTGAAAGAGGTTTTACATTTACAACTCCATGTTTATCCAATATATCTAAATGTAAATAAAAGTCTCCATATTTAGTCATATTTCTAATATAACTCCATAAATTAAACTCAATGTTCATTATGTCATAGAATAAGTTATGTAATATTTTTTGGACTTTTGGATTATCTGTTTTAATTTTTAATATTCTGTTTTCAATATTATCAACTGTAGATTCATCACAATAAATGTCTAAAGCTGATGATATGATTGGGTCTGCATCCATTAATTCATAATCTCTGAACAATTCTTTTCTAGCTACATCATATGCGTTTGCATTTTGTTTAGCTTGATAAGTAGAACCACCATACCCACTTGAATTAATTCTATTATATCTATCAATAAAATTAGATGTTAGTGCAGTTTGTGAAAATTCAACATCTTTGACTTTCACTTGACCATCATCTGTTTTTCTAACTACTATTTGATTTTGAAATAATTTTCCTAATCTCGTTAATATATTTTCGTCTGCCATTTTTTACCTCTTTTATTTAATTAACCAAGTTAAATCTTCTTTTTCACCATTACCCAAATCCACTTCATATGGATTTTTTGATGGCTGCCCAATAGAACCTTTACTAAAACCTACTGCTTGTTCAGATTTGTTTCCATTTGATTTCAACATTGAGTTCATTGTTGCCCATTGTTGGTCATTCTTGTCTTTCTGTAGTCTTAGGGCTGTATCTCTAACCCAAAGTGCTATTGAATAAGACATAACTAAGTCGTCATTGTAACCTTGCATTGCTTCTGCTTTTGATTGTGAAATTCCAGTCTTGTATATAAATACAAATAATTCATCGATTAATCTATTTGAGTGAATTTTCACTAATTTTTCTCTTGTATATTCTTCCATTTTAGCTATTGCTAATGGACGAGTTTTTGCTGTTGTTGAAAAACCAGGCACCATATTTCTGTCTTGTGCTCTGTATTTGTTTGTAATATTATGTTCTGTATCAACAACTTGTAAATCTTTTGATTGATAGAATAGATTCTTATATCCTCTATCAATAATAGTTTGTATTGTAGCCCAACCGATATTGTTGTTTTCAACTACTAATAGTGCATCATTATATTTCGTTGCAACCTCAATTAAGAAGTTTCCGTAATCCGTTGTACTTAATTGTCCTTTGTATTCTGCACATTGTTCCATATCTTCTACTTCAAATACTTGACAAGCAGAAAAGTCACTCCCATCACCACGAGCCACATCAGCAACCACTATATATTCTTTTGTATAATCAGGTTGTCTCCAAACCCACATACCTCTATCTATTCCTACCTCTTCAACAGGTGATTCTACCAACTCATCCTTATACCATTGTAAAATTGCCGGGTCGACTACACTTCGTCCACTTGATAGGAAGTCTGTATCACACTCTTGAGCAGCTTGAGAAGGTCCTAAAATCTTATCTTGTTCATCTCTCCATTCTTGATGTCTATCAGGATGGTCTGTCCAATGTAATCTAATGGTATTAAAATTATTAGTACCCTCTTCAGCACCTAACCATTGTTTATGAAACCAATTACCCACACCATTAGGTGTTGATAAAGCAATACAACCACCACCAGTTGATAGTGTTTGTTGTGCAGCTGTCCATATGGTATCAATTCTATCAATAAATGCTGCTTCGTCAACTATTAATAATGATAATGCTTCTGAACGACCAGCTGATTCATTTGAAGCAATTGCTTTAATCTGTGAACCATTTTTAAATCTTATGGATAATTTATTTATTTCTTCTGTATTGGTTTTTAACCATTGAGGTAATCCCTCGTACATCACTCTTACTTTTGTAACAAGGTTTTTTGCAGTGTCTTTACCAGTAGCAATAACAAGAACATTTTTATCATTATGAAATAACATTAACCATAATGAATATCCAGCTGATAATGTGGATATACCTAATTGTCTTGCTTTTAAAATTATATTGTAACGATTATCTTTAAATTCTGTTAAACATTTTTCTTGAAATGGATATAAATCAAACTTCACCTTACCTTTTGTAGGGTGTTGAATAGTACAATACTTTCTCATAAAATATACAGGGTCTGATGCACATTTCAGATATTCCCTTTGTATAGCTTGTTTTAAATCACTCACTTAATTTGTCCTGCTAAAAATACTGAACCACTTGTAAATATAACTCCACCAAAGAACCAAAGATATTTATTCTCATACCATTTTGGTTTAATGGTTTTAATCATATCTTCTTTGATTTTAATTTGTTCTTCATAAAGTTTTGCATTTTCATCACAATCATCTATATATTCATCATATTCTTGAATTTGAATTTCTAAATTTGCATAAGCACTTTCACAAGACTCTCTTTTAAATTCAAGAGCTTGTATG